GCTGATCCAACCACGCACACCCGAGAGGAGCGTCCAAATGGCTATTCCCGCGCAAATCCGCAAACAGTCCGAGGCTGTTGCGAAGCTGTATGAAGAACTCAATCCGACCGACGAGGGCCAGTCCCCAGCGGAGGGTGAGGCTCAACAGCCGACCGAAGCCAACGGTGAGGGCGGTTCTGCCGCTGAGTCGGCGCCTGCAGAGCAAGGGCGAACCGGCACCACGAACGATAACCCGACCGCCGAGCAGCGGTATCGTACCCTTCAAGGTATGTACAACGCTGATACGGCCCGCCTCCGGGCGGAGAACAATCAGATGGGTCAACGCGTCACTCAGCTCGAACAGCTGATCGCGTCGCTTTCCGCGCCCCAGCAGGTAAACACTGCACAGGTTGCCGCGGCGAAGCTCATCACCGACAAGGACGTTGAGGATTACGGCGACTCGATTGAGGTCATGCGCCGTGCTGCCCGTGAGGAAGTTGCTGCAGCGCAGCAAGAAGTCTCGGAACTCAAACGGATGGTTATGCAGATGCAGACCACTGTCGTCCCCAAGGTGGAGAGCGTTGCACAGCGACAGGCGCTTAACTCTGAGCAGATGTTCTGGTCTGAACTGTCGGCAGAAGTCCCAGATTGGCGTGAAATCAACGCCGAGCAGGGCTTCCACAACTGGCTGCTTGAAGTCGATCCGTTGTCGGGCGTAGCCCGGCAGTCGTACCTCGACAACGCGCAGAACCAGCTGGATGCACGACGGGTCGCAGGGTTCTTCAAGACATGGCAGTCAATGAATGGCGGTTCTGTTGCTCAATCACCTCGGAGCGTAGCCAGCTCTCAACTCGAAAAACAGATTTCCCCCGGGCGTGGCCGTACCTCAGCGAGCAGCATGACTGCCAATGAGGCCAAGGCATACAACCGGACGGACGTTGCCAAGTTCTTTGACGACGTGCGCAAAGGTCTGTATAAGGGTCGTGAGCAGGAGCGTGACCGGATCGAACGCGACATCTTCGCCGCACAGCGCGAAGGTCGCATAACATAAACTGGCTAAGTGAAAGGACACCACATGGCCTATCCCGTTGCTCCCGGCCGTCCCGACTACTCGGGGAATTTTATTCCCGAGATTTGGTCCGGCAAACTGATCGAGAACTTCTACGACGCCACCGTGCTGTCGGCGATCTCGAACACCGACTACGAAGGCGAAATTCGCCGCATGGGCGATACGGTTAACATCCGTACCCAGCCCAACATCACCATCCGTGAGTACGTCAAGGGTCAGAACCTTGTCGTCGAGAACCCGGATTCGCCCAAGCTGCAGCTGCTCATCGACAAAGGTGAGTACTTCTCCTGCATCGAAGACGACATCGACCGTGTTCAGTCGGACATCAAGCTGATGGACATGTGGTCGAAAGACGCTTCCGAGCAGATGAAGGTGAAGATCGACCAGCGCGTGCTGACCGACATGCTGCCGGACATCGCCGCAGCCAACAAGGGTGCCACTGCTGGTCAGCAGTCGGCAGCGTTCAACCTCGGCACGACCGGCTCGCCGCTGACCGTGACCAAGGACGGCGCATCGGCCACCACTCCGGTTGTCGACCTGATCGTTGACATGGGCACCGTGCTCGACGAGGCCAACGTGCCGGAGTCGGACCGCTACCTTGTGATCCCGGCCCGCATGGCTGGTCTCATCAAGAAGTCCGAACTCAAGGATGCTTCGCTGACCGGCGACAGCACCAGCCCGGTCCGCAACGGCCGTCTCGGCATGATCGACCGCTTCACCCTCTACGTGTCGCACAACCTGAACGTCTCGTCCGGCAAGACTTCGATCATCGCCGGTCACAAGATGGGCTTCACCTTCGCGTCGCAGATGACTGAGATGGAAACTATCCGTGCCCAGTCCACCTTCGGCAACATCGTGCGCGGCCTGCAGGTGTACGGCTACAAAGTCACGAAGCCTGAGGCGCTGGCGCAAGCCGTCGTCCAGTTCGCATAAGGAGACCAGATCATGGTTGCTTACACTGACTCTCTCGGGTTCTACAAGAACTCGGCTGGCTTCACCGCCAACGGCGCAGACCGCGTTAGCGTCACCGAGATCGACCTCGATTTCGCTAAGATCGCGGCTGCCCGCACCGCCGCCAGCGCTGCTGCGCTGGGGTCGGGCGACACGCTGGTCATCGCTGTCTTGCCGAAGGGCTCGTTTGTCCTGTCCGGTGTTGGTACGGTTGTTCGCGCCGAAGGCGCTGCAGCTAACATCGACGTCGGCATCGGCGGCGGCACCACCGATTTCTGGCTGGATGGTTTCGACCTGAACGCCGCTGTCGGTACCACCGGTGGTTACGCGGATGCTGCAGCTTACTACTGCGCAGTCGATACCAACGTCCTGATGACCCTGAACTCGGCCAGCATTGACGCTGCTCGTGTGAAGGTTTCTCTGGCGGTGGTGAACATGGGCGCCGAACTCGGCGAAATCCCGTCGGCCTAACGGTAGGGGCTTCGGCCCCTACCTCCAACTCAGGAGGATAAGATGGGTGTCTATACAGGTATCTCGCAGGACAACGTGCGGATCAACAGCGGCAATGCAACTCTGCAGACGCTGACCGTAACGGGTACTGTGTCGATTACCGGCATGGTCCAGAACGTGCGTCAGCGGTTTACGATCGCTGAGATCAACGCTGGTGCCACGCTTGTTCCGGCCGTTGCTGGCAAGTCCATCCGCATGGTGTCGTGCAAAGCTATCGCCGTTGGTGGTGCTGCTGGCGCTGTGACCACAGTGGATGTACTCGGCACGCTGTCCACCGGACGTAAGCTCGTTGCCTTTGCTCAGGCTAACCTGACGCAGAGCACGGTGCTGACCGATGGTGGCACTGGTGCGGCTGTCCTTGCAGATGGTGCGTCTTACACCGCAAACGACGCGGGTACGGCCGTCACCGTAGGCAAGACTGGCAGCAACGTGACGACTGCAACGCACATCGACGTGATCTTCGATTACGTCCTTGTCTAATAACTGCGAGGCCCTTCGGGGCCTCGCTACACTCACAAGAGGACACGCCCATGCCCGGCAAGCGGATCACAGACCTCACGGCTCTCTCTGGCGCAAACAGCGCCAATAACGACGATCTCGTGATCTTCGACGCAACGGCCAGCGAGACCAAGCGCATCTCGCGCTCGCAGCTGGCTGAGGGTATGCAGGCTGATGTGCAGGTCTTATCGAATAAGACCATGGCTCTCGGGTCCAACACCATCACGGGCACGACCGCCCAGTTCAACACCGCGCTTACCGATGGCGACTTCGCCACACTGGCAGGCTCGGGAGTTCTGACCAACAAGACGATCGACAGTGCGACCAACACGCTGCAGGGGTCTGATGCCTCGCGGCTGCACTGGTTCAAAGACGTGGCTGCACTGCTCGCCGACACGACACTCGTGGCCGCTACGGGCGACGTCGTACAGACGCGTGAGGAAGGGTTTGCCTACGAGGTTGCAGCATCCGGGGCCACCGACCAGCACGTCACAACGGCTGGCGGTGTGAAGCTCTATGCGAAAACAGGAGCAGATGGTGGCTTCAATGCAGCCGCTTGGGGCATTGTTCCAAGCAACGTGCTTGACCAGACCACTGTGGTTCAAAAGGTAATCGACTTCATCAGCCAAAGCACCGAGCGGCTTGGTCCTCTGACATTCCCGGTCGGCGTTTACCGTTTCAACGTCATCATTCGTTCGGACGTTTGGATTAAGGGTGCAAGCCGCAGAAACACCATCTTTTCGCCTGCTACCAACGCTGCGGTATTTAGGGTTCCGACTGACAGCTCCACAGTCCGCATCACATTTGAGAATGCGAAAATTGTTGGTGACCTAGCTATGGCAGCGCAGGACGGCATCTCTCTCTCACCGTCTGGCGCTACCTTTGTGGACACGATCACTCTGCGGCAGTTTGATATTGTAGATTGCGGTCGGTATGGCTTACGGGCTGTCGGGACTTCAACGGCTGGCCCGTTTGTCCAGCGCCTTCACCTTGATGACGTTCTGATTTCTTTCTGCGTGGATGAGGGCCTGTCTTTGTCGGGAACTGTTCTTGAGGCGTCGTGCATCGCCTCATCTATCACCCAGAATGGTGGAACTGGATCAGGAACCAGAAACAACGCAGCCCTGACAACTCAGGCATCAACGCAAAGCCCGAGCCGTATCACGTTTATTGAGACCATCTTTAACGCAAACCAGACTAGGGTTGCTGCTGGCCTTGATGGTGCCGGCCTTTACAGCGAAGGCAAACAAGTCGTCCTTATCGGGTGTGGTTTTGAAAACGCGCGCCCGCTGTTGAATGTTGCAACAAATCGCGCCGCTGCCCACGTCGTGCAGGGGTGCAGGTTTGGGTCAATTTACTCCGCAAACGAGCATATTCTCGTCGCTGATGTGGATGGGATGCTCATTGATGCTTGCACGTTTGTTCAAAACGGCGGCACGCTTCCATACAACATTAGGGCTGGAAACGCATCAACGCGCATCAAAAACTTTGAGATCAGAAGCACCAATCAATTCTCTGGCTATTCAACCGCGCCGATCCTGCAAAACAATGCCGTGACGATGTCTGGGGCTACGGCAACGCTAGTGGGCGTTGGGGTGTGGGCGCTTTCATCCGGCACTGGCGCCGGTGCAAACCTTGACACGGTTATTGCCGCTGACGGGTCTCAGCGGTTCCCAATTGGGTTTGAAGTTACCATCCACGCGCAGGCTGGAGCGACAGACCCCATCACCGTGCGATCTGCGGCTGGGAATATCGTCTTGCAGGGCGGGAACTATGCTCTCGACAACAATATCAAGTCCATTACGCTTCGGTACGATGCTTACAGGAATAGGTTTGTCGGGTAATGGCCCTAACGACACAGAATACCCACCAACGCACAGGGACTTCATCGCAACAGCCTTAGGTGCTACAGTCGTACTGCCCGCGATCCTACTGTAAGGAACAACCACCATGGCCACCAACCTGACGACGCAAAAGATCAAGGACACCTTCGACCAAGTCCTGCACGTGGACGGCGGTCCTGAGGCTGCGGAGAAAACGGTCTACAGCGGGACTGGTGTGGGCACGGCGCTCAAGGTCGGGACCGGCTCTGCCTCGGTGGACAACGTTCAGTTCGACGGCAACACCATCCGCACGCTCGACACGAACGGTAACCTCACGCTGGCCCCCAACGGGACCGGCTCTGTCGCCATCGCTAAGGCAGCCATTACCGGCGGCACCATCGCAGGGATCACCGACCTCGCCATCGCCGATGGCGGCACCGGCGCCTCAGACGCCTCGGGTGCACGGACCAACCTCGGGTTGGGCACCATTGCCACTCAGAACTCGAACAGCGTCTCCATAACGGGCGGCACGGTTTCCGGCGTCGTGTTCACCGGTAGCTTCAGCGGGATCACTGCGATCACGTCGGATTCGTTCTTCACATCTGCAGCTGCGGCCGGGCTGACGCTGACCAACAATACCTTGTTGGCAGACGGCACTAACACCAACATCGACATCGACATTACACCTAAGGGCACGGGCGAGGTCAACGTCACAAACATCGACGTCTTGAGTGGCAAGGTGCCGTATGCCACGATTACCGGCCGTGCATTTGCTGCGTTCTCTGACATCACAGACCAGACGGGCAGCACGACCGCAGCTACGCCGGTTAAGTTCGGCACGACCGAAGTGTCTGGCGCCGGCATTACCATGGTCACTGACGGGACCAATCTAACGCGCTTGACCTTCGCCGCGGCTGGTACCTACATGGTCGCTCCGAACTTGCAGTTGTCAAACTCTGACAGCAATGACCACGACACCACTGTGTGGCTGGCCCTGAACGGCACCAACATAGATCGGTCGGCGACTAAGGTGACGGTGCCCAAGGCTGCCGATGGCGGTAACACTTTCTTCCAGATCATCTTCTACGTCACCGTGACCGCAGGACAGTACGTACAGGTTCTCTGGCTTCCAGAAAACGTCGCTGTAACTCTTGACCACACCGCTGCTGCCGCAGGTCCGCCTGCTGTACCGGCTATCCCCTCTGCCATCATTGTAGCCGAAAGGATTGCGTAATGGCCAAAGACCCTCGTCTTGAGCGCGCTGGTGTGAGCGGATTCAATCAGCCGAAACGCACGCCCAGCCATCCCACCAAGAGCCACGTCGTTGTGGCTAAAAGCGGCGACCAGATCAAGACGATCCGGTTTGGGCAGCAGGGCGTCACGGGCGCTGGGAAGAACCCGACGAGCGAGAAAGATAAAGCTCGGAAAAAATCGTACTACGCCCGACACAACGCACAGGATGCCAGTCCAGACAAACTGTCGGCTCGGTACTGGTCGCATAAGGTGAAGTGGTAATGGCGAGCCCCAAACCCACCAACCCCGCACTCTGGTCCAAGGTCAAAGCTGCAGCTAAGGCCAAGTTCGATGTGTACCCCTCTGCCTACGCCAACGCGTGGGCTGCCAAGGAGTACAAGAAGCGCGGCGGTGGGTGGAGCGGCCCGGACAATCGGGTGAAGAAATGAGCAAGGGGGGGCTCGGCAAATGGTTTGGTGAGAAGTGGGTTGACGTCAAGACCGGCAAGGAGTGCGGACGCTCCGGGTCTGAGAAGTCCTCGCGTGCCTATCCAGCTTGTCGTCCCGCCGCCGCTGCTGCAAAGATGAGCGCAACAGAGAAGCGCGCCATGGCGAGCAAGAAGACGGGCCCAGCGCGTAAGTCGTGGCCGGTCAAACCATCAGGCAAGAGGACGTGACATGCCACTGAACGCCAAGGGTAAGAAGATCAAGACTGCTATGCAACAGCAGTACGGCAAGAAGAAGGGCACGAGCGTATTCTACGCCGCCGAAAACAAGGGCACCATCAAAGGTGTGACCAAAACAGGGAGTAAGAAGTAATGCGGTACCTACGGAACAAGGCCGATGGCTTCATCTACGAGTGGAACGAAATCCTAGCCCGGCACCCCAAGTGCGAAGAAGTGACCGAGGAGGAAGCATACCCGGAGCGTTTTGCGCCGGCCTCGGTGGTTGAGAAGGCCAAGCGCCGCACCAAGCGAATTGAACTTTCAACTGATGACATCCCCGAGCCACCTGTGTATACTTCGCCCGAGTTGTCGGCGGACGCATCAAGGGGCTTGCCTGAATGACACCAGCGGAGGTCATAACCGAAGTTCGGCGTATCGTCCAAGATACGCTCGCTCCGTTTCGCTACAGCGATGCGGTCATGCTTGGTTATGTCAACCAGACGCTCAAGCGCATGGCCATCCTGCGGCCTGACTTGTTCTCCGACATCGTCGACATCCCGACCACCGCGGACTCTGCGGTTCAGTCACTGCCTGTTGATGCCATCCGCCTCCTCGACATCTTCCAAGTCAAGAACGGCGCGGCGATCAACGAGGTTGACCGGGAGACGATGAACCGGAACTACCCCAATTGGATGACGGAAACCTCCGGCACGCCAGTTAATTTCATGCGACACGTCAAGAACCCGGATCGCTACTTCCTCTACCCCCGCCCTGCAGCTGGGGTTGTGCTCGTCGGGGAGTACGCCAAGAGCCCGGTGGACTACGCGCTTGGTGACACGATCTCGGTGATCTCGGACGTGTACTTTCCTGTCATTGTGGATGGCACCGTGTTCTTGGCCCAGTCGATCGACGATGAGCATGTGGACTCCGGCCGGGCCAAGCTGTTCTACGACAGCTTCACCCAGCAACTCGGCGCCACTCTGCAGGGCCGCAAGATAACCGACACGAAGCAGGCCGGTATGGATAAGGGTGAGGTGATCTGATGCCAACTCGCGCGTTCACTGATCTCTTGCCTAAGGTCCTGCCCAACGTGCCCGGGTGCCCTCAGCCCTTGGCGATCCAACACATCCGCGACGCAGCGATCCGGGTCTGCGAGCGCACGCTCGCATGGCGTTACACCCAGCCGCGGTTCAACCTGCTCCCGGGGGTGCACGAGTACGTTTACGACAAGCCTGTGGACACTGAGGTCCATGTCTTGTTCGACGCGCTGGTCAACGACCGCCCAATGCACAAGCTGACGCTGGAGCAGGCGCTGTATCAATACCCTGAGTGGGCCGACCTATACAGTGGCGAGGACCCGTCTGTACTCTGGAGCCTGACACCACCCGGCTCGTACAACACCTTCGACTACAACGAGAACCTGTTCAACGACAACGAGCCGTTTGTGCTGCCCGAGGCGGTGGTTGCTTTGGCATCCGAGCCGCGGGCTGTGACCCAGCTCACGCCGGATAAGTACATCCTTCTGCCGCTGCCGGATGACGAGAAGCCATATGCTATGCGTATGTTCTACGCATTGAAGCCGACACGCACTGCGGCCGGCATGGACCTTACGATCTTCAACGACCTCGAAGAAGTGATCGTGCACTCGACGTTGCAGCATCTGCTCGTCATGCCGGGTGTAGCTTGGAGCGACAGAGAGCTGGCGTCGTACCACGCCAAGCAGGGGCTGTTCACGCTCACTGAGCGTCGGGCCCGTGCCAACCTTGGTAACTATCGGGGGACGATGGTCGCCTCCGCCCCTAAGTTTGCGTGAGGTAGACAATGGCAACGCCCAAGTTCAGCAACAACGCCACCACGACGACGACTGCGCGGATCAGTAATACGGATACGACGATTGTCGTAACGGCCGGCACAGGTGCGCTGTTCCCTACGCTCGGAGCGGGAGAGTACTTCAAGGCGACCCTGCAGGACATCAACGACAACTTCGAGATCGTCAAGGTCACGGCCCGTACCGACGACACCATGACGGCGGTGAGGGGGCAGGATGGCACTCTGGCGGTTCCTTTCGCGGCTAATAGCCGCTTTGAGCTTCGGGTTCTTGCGGGCAACGCGCAAGAGTATCTCGACTCCATCGACTTCCTTCTGCTGTGAGGACGCTATGCCGGTCATTCTGAAGAACAACGCGTCGAGCACACTGGCCACTGGGGCTACCGCCTCGGACACAGCCATCGTTGTGGCTGACGGGAGCAAGTTTCCTGCCCTCTCGGCAGGCGAGTACTTCTACGCCACGCTGGTGTCCCCCGCAAGCACGACTGAGATCATCAAGGTCACGGCCCGGGTTAGTAATTCCCTGACTGTTGTGCGGGCGCAGGACGGCTCCTCGGCCGCCAGCTTCCAAGCGGGTGCTCGGGTCGATATGCGGGTGAACGCGGCCACGGTGAACGACCTCGTCGATGAGCACGACCAAGCTGCGGAGATCAGCATCGCCGACGCCGGTGGGTACTATACCGGAACGACAGTAGAGGCAGCGTTGCAGGAAGTGGGGGCTGATTTCGCAGCCATCGCCGCTGCTTCTGGTTCGTCTCTAGTAGGCTACACCCAAGGCAGCACGGGCGCTGTCACCCGCACCGTCCAATCCCGCCTCCGTGACTTCGTGTCGGTCAAAGACTTCGGCGCTGTCGGTGATGGGATCACAGATGATACTGTGGCCATTCGGAACGCAATCAATGCTGTCGATGCCCAAGGTGGTGGAACGGTCAGCTTTGTAAATGGAGAGACCTATCTCGTTTCCGGTCTGATCCGCCTTAAGACGAATGTCTCTTTGCTCGGCAACGGATGCACGATCAGCGTCAACCCATTGAACTACACTGGAGGCATCACCCGCTTCTACGGTGTGTTCTCAACTGTCAATATCACGGCTCGCCCGCTGACTATTCTGTGGCGCATCGGAACGGGATCAATCAGCTTCGAAAACATCCTGATTGATGGCTTTACGTTCCAAGTAAACCGTGATGGCAGCACCCTGAGTGCTGGCCAAATGCTAGTCTCTGAGATCAACATTGTCCGCTTCGAAGACGCCCGGAATTGCAAGGTCACCAACTGCCAGTTTATCGACCAGCAGACGATTGGGAACAACAACGGAAGCCAAGTGGTGTTTTTCGTTCGCTCGGAAAACTGCTCGTTCTCAAACAACTATGGAA